TAATGCGCATAATCTTTAGCAGAACCGTCAGCAATTGAACTTAATATATCTTTGCGTTTTTCAGCTACTTTGTTAATTAGTAGTTCTAACGTTGGGTCTATCATTTACTACTCCTTTGGTTGTTGTTGATTCATTTGTTGCATTTGTATAGATTGTTGTTTTTCAGCTTGTTGTTTTTGGTGCTCTAATTGATCATTAGCTCTAACTGCTTCTATACCAATTTTTGTACCTTCTAACAACTGTTTAGCTTCTAGCTGTTTATCATCCATTACAGCATTAGCACCTAACTGAGCACCAGCAATACGTTCTTGTGATTCAATACGCATCTTATCAAGTTCAAGTCTAGCTTGATCTGATTGAATATCTGCCATAGTTTTTTGCTGTTTGATTTGTAAATCTTGAGCTTTTAACTGTAGCTCTTGTTGTTGCATTTGGATAATTGGATCTTGTTGCTGTTGTTGAGCTTGTTCTTGTTGAGCCTCAGAAGCAGACTTAGCAGAAAGTTTCTTAGCAGCTTCAGCCATAACTTTAGATAATTCAAACTCTATGTCTTCTGGTAATGTTTCATCAGGTTTAGGTAATGGAACGCCTAATTGTTCTTCAAGTTGTTTTCTATATTCAAACGCAACGTGCTCATTAATGTGTGCCATAGCTGCTGCTTGAATAGCTTGTGCTTGAGGGTTTTGTCCTACCATTTGTAGAATCTTAGGATCTTGCATGGCTGTCATATGTACTTGAATATGTGCTTGATGGTCTTGGTAAATAAATGCTTTAACAGGTTTACCATTAATAATATTCATATTTTCAGACACAGGGTCTTTTGGTTTCTGGTCATCGGATGATGGTATAAGTTTGCTAATATTCTTAACACCAAGTACTTCTAACATTTGTTTATTAAGTTCTACTTGGTCGTAGATTTGTGGGTTAGATTGCGCCATTTGCATCACAGCTTGATACTGAACTACTTTCTGTGACATGGTTGCAGCATTAGGGTCACTAACTGGAATTACATCTACATTATCATAATCAGCTTGTTTAGCACGGCGATCACCTACTTCAGGATCATAAGAATACTCTTCCGGTGTGTAGTCACGAATAATGCCTTTAAGTAATTTAAACTCTTGCTTCATCGCGTAGTAAATACGTGCTTGAACTGCACTCATTACTTTTAATGTTCTTTCTAATATAGCTAACGTAGTACCCACTGGAGAGTTAGCAGACATATCTGATACTTTCATATCAGCAGCAGAAGCAAAACGTCGTCCTTCTTCAATAATACCATTCATTAAACTTTGTAATACTTGTGAGGGTTCTTTGTAAGGCAGCATTAAAATGTTGTCACGAATAGCACCACTTGGTACATCTACGTCACGGAATTCACCTGGTGCAATAGGCGTGTCATCCCCTTTAATGCGTAGCCCGCGAGATTTAAGTCCGCCTGGTAAGTTTGATAGGGTACCCGCGTCAACAAGTTGACGTAAGATCATAGTACCTGATTTGGCGAAAGCACCTATCAAATGAATTAAGCCAAAGCAATAAAAGCCAAAGCCTGGAATATAACCGTAGTGTACAAAATGTTGACGCTTAGATTTTAACTCATCATCTGGATTCCAATTACGACGAATTGCTAAGATAAGGCCTGTACCTTTTTCAATTGTTACTACATAAGGTAATGCAATGCCATCTTCACTATCACCATTTTCTAAATCTAAATTAACATGTATTTCAAGAATCTTATAACGATCATCTTCTGATGGATTAAAACCTAGTTTTTCTGCAATCTTTTTCTCAGCTTCATCAATATCTAAATATGGTTCACCTAAATCTACATCACGATAAAAACCTGCTACTTGTAGTTTATGTAATTCATTTTTAGTTTTACGCATCACATGAGTAACACGCTCAGCTGTTTCTAAATTAGAGGCACCGTAAGGTACTACAATATCTTCAGCTGGAACATACATTGCCACTTGCCGTTGCATGTTTGGATCATAATAAACTTTCTTAAATGCGTTACCTGATAAACCAAGACCCCATAGCATACGCTCATGTTCAGGTCTATATTCGGGCATCATATCCGTGAGCTGATAATTCATATCATCTTTTACACGTTCAGCTGCATCTTCTTTTTCTTTTGTTTGTTTGCCAATAATTACAGTTTTAACTGGCCCTGCGGCGGGGAATGTTTCCATCATAGTTTCAGCTTGGAACTTCACAAGCGCTTCTGTCATAAGAGGGTGATATACGTTACATGCGCCTGGCCATGGTTCTGTTCTGTCTTCTACTTTAAGACCTAGTAACTCTAAGCCATCTACATAAGTAGTTAACCAATCTTTTCTTGAATTAATATCAGCATCAAACTCACCAAGCAAATCACCTGACAACTCAGTTAACTCACCTTCGTTCATCTCTTCTGCTAAGTTATCATTAAACTCATCATCGCCTTCTTTACCAGGCACAATAGTAATTTCCATACTACCATCATCAAGCGTTACACTATCTGGGTTTTCAATTTCAATACTTAACGTATCCGTTTCTGGGTTTTGTGGATCTTGATCTAATCCCATCGGAGCTTGGTATACACTTTTATCTATATTAGTTGCCATAATTTAATCCTTATATTGAGTACAATCTATTCCTAGAACTTTTAAATGCTTTAATCTCATCTGCTTCATCACTAGGTAATCTAATGAACCCACCTTGTCTAAATCTCATTAATGCTAACGTTGTACTATCTACCAAGTCATCATTGGCACCACTTGGAAAATCATTACATTCTTCTATTACTTCTTTAGCCCATCGTCTATCAGGTGCCCACACAATGCCACTTCTAAATAAATCAGATACTGCATTGACTCGACTAATCTTATCTTGCCCTTTACCTGGTGTAAATTCACCTACCGGTATACCCATACGTCTAAACTCTTGATATAAGGCTGCACCATTAGATTTCTTTTCTACTAAAAACGAGTCAGGTTCCCACTCTTTATACTCTTCTATACATAGTTCTTTGAGTTCAGGAAACTCTAATCGTTTCTTAATCGAGTTTAACAGTATTATATTATAGTTATTAGTTTCTTCGTTAAAAAAGACGCCCCAAGTGGTGAGCGCATTGTAGTCCGCTCTGTTATTCGCCTCTTGGGCGGCATCTAAACTCATGATTGTAAATTCACAATCGGGTGGATCTTCTTTTTCCCATATATTCCACCACTCTCTTTTTATTAATGCACCTTCTTCTGATACTGGGTTTTGTAAATATTGTGAGTTCCAGTATCGTACATCTAATGCAGCTTTCTTACTAAGTAATTCTTCTAAACTCCAAAACTCAGGCCATAATGGTTGTTCTTTACCATCTTTATCCTCAATGATAGCTGGAAATTCTACTACTTCCCATTGATCTACTTCTTCATTCTTAACCATCTGGTTCACAATTTGCCCGGTTAAATCAAGTTTACTCCACCGAGTCATCACTACAATAATCGCACCGCCCGGCATAAGACGCTGTAATGGGCCAGACTGAAACCACTCCCAAGCAGGGAGAAAAACATCAGATCGGTTAAGTTTAGCATCTTGTTCAGAGTGTGGGTCATCAATGATAAACAAATCAGCCCCACGACCAGCGAGGGCACCACCCACACCAATAGCAAAATACTCTCCATTAAAATTTGTCCCCCATCTACTTGCAGACTTAGAGTCAGCTTGTAATTCTACTGTCGGAAAAATATCTTTATACGCGTCACTACCCACCAAATTACGGACACGACGACCAAAGCCAACCGCCAGATCAGCTGTGTGAGACGCCATAATAACCTTTTTATGAGGAAATTTACCGAGAAACCATGCTGGCGCAAGATACGAAATAAGCTCTGATTTACCATGTCTTGGTGCAATGTTAACAATAACTCGTTTTTTCTTTCCTGCAGCAATATCTTCAAATATCTTAGCCAACCTAGCATGATGCGCTCCTACCATATACCCTGGGTACACGTGTTGTATAAATTCTAAAAAACTTGTACTACCTACGTCTTGTACTATCCTACCACTCGTAGCTTCTACTAACGAGTCAACTAGTTCAGCTTCTTCTTTTTCTAAATATTTATTATTTGATTGTAAAAATATAAGTAAACTCGCTATCCGAGCCTCTTGTTCCTTCTTATCATTACTCATCTTTAACTATTTCTGCATCTATTACATTATGTTCTTTTTCTTGTATTCGTTTTTCAATCCTAGTTACTAATGTTCTTAGTCTTTCTTCAATATCATCGAGTGACATGTTCTTATGTATGACTTCTGTAGTCTTTTTAAATGCATCTACTCCATCTACCTCACCAATTGCACGTAGTGCTGTGATTCTTTCCTTAGATTTTTCTGCAGTTGCTGCTTCTTTTATTAGACCATTAACAACAAACGTCTTTAAATCCTTTAAATCATCTACTACTTGTGCATCTAACTCTGCAACCATCCCAGCTAAGCTAGCTAATACTGAATTTTTGTACTTTTTAAGCTGTAATTTGGTTTCAGGTTCTTTAATAATGGTTTTTATTACCGTTTTTGCCTCGTCTATGTCTTCTTGCGTAGCTTCTATAGGCTGTCCGGTTAAGTCTGACATCAATTTAATGGTATTAACCATCATTTCTAGTTCTTCTTCGTTACTTAATTCGGGTAATGCAGCACGAGCGTTTCTAGGTAGAGAGATATTTTCTTCTAAATGGGGTATTATAACGACTTCTTTACCGTTATATGTTTGATTTTGTTGGGTTTTTTGCATTTGCATGGGTTGCTGTGTCACCTATGATATTAATTTTGCAGCTAATTTAACTATTTTATACTACTTTGTCATTAAGTTACAACTTTTTTAAGTATAATGGTGTTTTAGGGGGAAAGTTATGAAGGATTTTCTTACTTTTTTTGTTGTGGGCCTCATTTTGTGGTTCTTTTCTATGTGGGTTAACCAGATTAATGCCAAAGAAGCATTACCCCAAGAGTTTGTCATGAAAACTGAGGTAGGTGAGATTGTTTTAACTTCTGAAGCTTGTTCCCCTGAGTTAGCTAAGTCTCTTTACTACTATTATGCATATGCAAGTGAGCCTGGTTTCATACACCCTGGCTGTTGGAAAATTGTAGAGGCGGTAGTTCATATTTACTTTCCTGAAATTGATACCACTGCAGTATATAAGAAGGAACTGTTTGGTCCGCGTCAACAAATTAAACCTAACGTATGAAAACTACGTTAACTAGAAAAAATTTAGAAATACTTTACAACATGGCATGCCAGATGGCACCATTCAATACTTTGCCCATGCCTAAGTCTCATAAAGTTAAGTTCAAAGTTATTAAGAACCCTAATATATACGGTTGCTTTGATGAGCACGAGATGGAAATTCAAATAAGTTCTAACGCTTGTGGGCACTTTACTACTATCTTCCAAACACTTCTTCATGAAATGGTACACCTAGCTCTCTATGTTCGGGGCGATGATGACTTCCATGAGCATGGTGCCAAATTCCTTCGTATTAAAAACGTTTACTCCGAGTTATACAACTTCGATCCTAAAGCCATTTGAACCAGATAACCCTAGATAGCTCTGCCATAGTAAAAATAAAAGACTTGTTAGCAGATGAAGAAGCACGTGGACTTAAACTAAGAATCTATGTGTCCGGTGGTGGTTGTTCTGGTTTCCAATATGGTTTTACTTTTGATGATACCCAAAATGAAGATGACTTTGTAATAGACCAAGATGAAATATCTTTACTTGTAGATGCACATAGCATGCAATACCTGACCGGGGCTGTTATAAGTTACAACACCTCTTTAATGACTTCAGGTTTTGAAATAAAAAATCCCGCAGCTACTAGCACGTGTGGGTGTGGTTCCTCCTTCTCAGCCTAGCCCTAAACTTTCCAATTTTTTTGTAGAAATTTTTTAATATGTCAAGTTATATTAGTGACGGGGGGTGTTTTGTAAATTGCGTAGTTATTTGTGTAGATTATGGGGTATGGGGTAGGAGTTACATTATACTTAATTTTGGGGGGTGGGGTATGGGTAGGGTATTGGGTATTTACTTTACATATAGCTAGCACTACTATATAACATACTCAACAAAGCAATCAAGCTTTGTATTAACTAGGAGTTTATTATGCGACAAGTAATCAGATTCATAGAGGGTTTAGTAATGTTAATGGTTGGTGGTATTGCATTGTTTTATATCCACACACCAATAGGTGCGGCGTTGTGTGTAGTTGCCGCATGCTTATACTTTTATCTTTCACTAACAGAGGAGCAATAGTATGAATAAGATAGCCAACAAGAACGCAAGTGTTGTAGTAGCGGAATGTAAAGAGTTCAAGGGTAGTAACACCTTTGGTGTATGGGAACATGATATGTGTTATGTAGTATATAGTTATGGTAAACACTTTCCGATGTATGTGTATGATGCAATTAGTCATGCATGGTTTGGTAACTATGACAAATATTCCCAATCAACCAGTAAGCATATGAGTCAGTGTAGACCAAAGATAATGAGTGATGCAAAAGGTATCATATATAAGAATACAGCATTTCTCAACAATATAATCTACGATGGATTAGCACACGCTGTAGCTAATATGCCAAACGATAAGTAACCTTCGGGGGCTTCGGCCCCCTTCTTAACTAAGGAGTAATGTATGAATAAGACAGACCATATTAAAACAATTATGAGACCAACACTTGAACCGATGTTACTAAGAGCCTTAATCTTACTTTTAGAACGTGGTCATGTAGATCATGTAATAAAGACATTAAAAAAACAACTTGATGAGGAGGAGTTAGCGGAAGTAAAGGGTAGTATGAAATGGAAAAACATTAAGTAATCTTCGGGGGCTTCGGCCCCCACCTTTTTTTGTAGCTACCATTTTGATACCAGTTCTATGTCGACGAGCATGTTGTGTGCGTGTGTAGCCCTCAAGGCTTAATTAGTAAGCGTGTTTGAATACGCTTTACATATACGCTAAGACTATATATAACGATACCAACAGCAACAGATTATCGTGCTGTTATTTAACTTAACTTAACTTATGGAGTATGTATGAAAAAAGCAAAAGTAGTAGAAGCAGTAAGCAAGGCAGTAGCAGTATCCTCTCAATCTCTTAGTGGCTTAGCATATGAGTATCAAGGTGCATATAGTGACATGCTAGGCACTGCTAAGAAAATATTGGATAGAGTGCCAAACATTCTAACCAAGCCTAGTGACAATGATGTAGCCGAGATTAAACTCGGTTTTGCTAGACGCTTTAAAGAGTGGTATGCAAAAGACCATGATACTTTCAACATGGTTAAAGATAACAAAATGCAACAGGTCACTGAGGCAGAGTTTAATGACGCTAAGAATAAAAATGCAATTAAGGTGCATATGACCGTAGGCTTAGCGATGGGTTATACTCAGCAAAAGTTTACCGCACTAGCTAAGAGTGACCCATATATTTATGCTCTTGCTAAGCCGTTGCGTAAAAAAGGTAAAGACCATGTATCAGCTGGTATGAAAAACTTGTTAGCTTCAATCCGTCAAGTAGTTGGTATTGAAAATCCTAATAAAAAGGGTCGTGCAGTAAAAACTATTGTCGAGGCTTTTAACGATAATATCAAGACCCTCAAAGCTAGGATTAAAACTGCCGAGGCAAGAGGCGATGAGCTTCTAACTGCTACGGTTAAAAAAGAGTTTGGCTCTTGGTTATCACAAGGCGAGGCTTTGATTAAAAAGTTTAACAAGTAATACAGTAGTGACTAGGCAGAGAGCTTCGGCTCTCTGCTTTTTTTTGGTCTCAATTTTTGAAACCAGTGATTGTCGATGTGTGTGTATATATTAAATATTTAATGTGTGTTTTATCATCTGTTATATTCTTAGCTCATACAATTCCCTTCCGCTGCCTAATCAATCTGCTCAAACTATAAAATTTCTAGCCACCGAATGCCTGCCACCTAATTGAGACCAGTTCTATGTCGACGAGCGTGTTGAGTGTGAAGTGCGTGTGGTTGCGTGGTTGAAGATATAATTTAGCGTGGTTGTTATTTAGTGAGCGTGCTTAAATACGCTTGGTTTTGGCTTAGCTGGTTATGTTGGTTGTGAACTTGTATTGTGTCGTGTAAGATATACTCTAACCATGCTTATGTAAAGTATTGGCGTATCAGGCTTGTTCCAAGTTGTATGGTATAAGATATTAATAGGTGATAGGTTGTTCCAGTCTTGTTCCAAAAAGTGTTCCAATTATATGTAAAGTTGTTCCAACAATGTTCCAAGTTAAGTTGTTGATTATAAAGGTTGTTCCAATGTTCCAAGTTTTTTGCAATAGGGAATATATTTGAGAAATTTAGTCAGACTAAGTTAGATTCACGCAGAGCAAACATAAAAAATGCTAGCATATATATTCACTTAAAAAAACTTGGAACATTGGAACAAGACCATTTTCTAGCATACTACTTACTTAATAAATATATAATATAATATATATAAAACAAAGACTTACCCGATTTCAGCACACGATTTATCAAGCCTATTTTGTTCTTATTAGTAAAGTGAAAACTTGGAACATCGTTGGAACAATTGGAACATCATATAAATCAATAACTTAGCATTAATCAACCCCAAGCTACGCAAAATAGAGTGAAAACTACGAGTGAGATAGTCAGCCGAAACCCTTGTGTTATATGTAAAGTTATACTATAATGGGTATTGTGTGAGTAGCGTATTTAATACATGATACATCAGCTAATCGCACAGCAAAAAGTAGTGTTAGAAATTTTATTAAAACCAAGCGTAGTTAAGCACGCTTACTAAATAGGAGATTAGATTATGAAAACAAGACCAATATTCAAAGGACAAAAAATTAAAATGCAAAGCCCTTATAACTATGACAGGGAAGTAAATATGTCGGAATACATCACTATCCCCAAAGAAAAGTATAGACGAATGATTATCAGCGAAGTAATAGGTTGGGGTATATCAGCGTTTTTATTGTTAGTTACAATTCTTAGATAAGGGGAACATGATGAAAAGATTTAAGCTAAAGATACAAGAAACAATAGAGTATGACTGCGAGATTGATGCAGGCTCTATGAAAGACGCAGAGTTAAAAGCCCTACAACACCCCGAGAAGTGGCAAGAAATACAGGGTGTTTTAGATGTATTGGAATGTGAACAATCAGACTAAGGAGAACGATATGGCGACTGAGTATATTAAGTATGTAGCAATAGTAGAAGTTAAGATGGATAAGAATAGAGTGAGTGAGATTAACTCATGGAACAAAGAAGATGATTGGGGAGATAATCAATTCACCCCCGAAAGTCATATAGCGTCAATCATTAAAGACCGAGTTGAAGATACAGGGTTACCATGCAAGGTTAAAGTTTATGAACACAATATGTTTGAACGCTTGAATGAGAACGCTGAAGATTATCTTATACGAGATGCACAAGAAGAGATTGAGAATGAAATCTTAACGCAACATTGTATAGGTGGTAATTGTGAAGATTAAACCAAGCGTAGTTAAGCACGCTTACTAACTAAGGAGAACAACATGGCAAGACCATTGAAGTATAAGAACATGGTAATTCATATTACCGAGTGGCTCAAAGATGAACTCAAACATGACGCAGAAGTTGTGAATGGGCTAAACCCTACGATATTAGATGGGGAACACGACATCGTGCATGGTAGGTATGAAGTGTGTCGGGAACTACTACATTTTATCCGAGCAATCGGTGGAGAACAACATGACGAACTTGACACAGACTAAGAAACTAAGTGATTGCATCAAGTGTGGTGATGACATTGTGGCAGGCAGACGGAAACTAGGCTATAACACTTGCTTAAAGTGTGGTGAAATAATATCTCGCATGAAGAAACACACAATAGCACCTATGCATAAGAGTAATTACATGGTGATAACAAACCTAACAGACTTACATGGGTTAAATAACAAAGGGGGGAATGTAAGATGACACCACAAGAACTATATAAAGTATTAGATGACGCAGACCTAGACTACGAAGTTGTAGAAATTTGTAATGGGACTAGGTGGATAAGGTTTTCAGTAGATGAAGGGGAACAAGATGAGTGAAACTGAAATGGAACATAATCAGATAGACGAAGTAGTGGTAGTAGTAAAGTTTTTAGATGGCACAAAGAAAACCTTTTATGAAGATGATGTAGGAGAGAACTTTAGTGAATGGTTATCAGATATAAATTGGGAATACAAAAACGAAATGGAGAGTAAGTATGGGTAAGTATAAAAATTATTTAATAACAGAACAGGAGAACGCTATGGATAACATAGATAGTATGTGGCATCAGAAACAATTAGAAGAAGAACAACAGATAGCCCAGATTAAAGAACGAAATTTATTTGAGTGGCAGGCAATACAAGATGCAATCTATTACTCAAAGCGTTTAAAGATAGCAGAAAAGAATATTAAGTAGGGGTATAGGCTTGACTATCTCACCCAATCACTTGGTTTATATGTAAAGTTATACTATAATGTAGTTGTGTGGGTAGTGAAACTTATATATCACGAAATAGTTATGACATGAATGAAAACAATTTAAAACAAAGCGTAGCTAAGCACGCTTACTAACTAAGGAGAACGATATGAACTTTGAAATACAACAACCAAACCATATCATTTCATTGGCGACATCGGCAGTATTGGTGTCAGTTGATGTGAATGTGTGGAGTGCAACCAAGCAAGACAGAGTTATCTCTGATGAAGTAACGACATTAAAAAATGCAGACGCTAGTGCAGGCAGATTTGTTAAGAACCTATTAGCAGATGACATACATCATAAGAAGGTAAGTAATTACAGACAGACTATTTACAATTGGTTAAAGCGTAGCACTTTCCGTTGGAACAATAGCCAAGACCTATTGCCTGTCGCAAACCTAGAGAAGTTTAAGGTAGAGTTTACAGACCACCAAACGGAATACTATCGCCTATTGGATAATTTCCTGTTGAACTACCAATCAATCGTATCAGACATGGCATTCAAACAAGGCGATATGTTTAGCCAAGATGATTACCCAAATGTAGATGAAGTAAGAAATAAATTCGGAATAAAATTATATGTGGCAGAAGTGCCTAGCCATGATTGGCGATGCAGTATATCAGATGATATCGCTAGTGATTTAAAACTACAATACGAGAGCCAAGCAGAGCAGATTATAACTGGCATCGTAAATGACCAAGTTGCCCGTATCACAGAAGTAATGGAAAGTATCTCGCATTGTTGTGGAGTTATTGAAAAGCAAGACGGAACAACGGGCGAAGTTATAATCAAGAAACGCAAAATCTATGATACGACCATAGAGAAAGCCAAAGAATTATGTGATACCTTTAAGAAGTTTAAACCTATTGATAATGAGATAAGTAGTAAGTTAAGTGAAGTAGTAGTTAAGTTAGAGAATGCACTCAATGGGGTTGATATCAAGTCAATCAGAGAGAGTGATGCAGTAAGAGATAAGGTGAAGTCGGAAGTTGATGACATCTTATCTAAGTTTAAGTTTTAAGTTAAGTTAAATAGTGAGCGTGCTGAACTACGCTTTATTAAATGAAGTGTTAGTTGTAATTGAACAAGTGTAGTTTAGCATCGTTCTATCAGTTAATTATATAAATGGAGAATAGTATGAACCTAGTATCAGTAAGTATCAATGAACTAAGAAAGTTAATTCCTGTAATCGGTAAGACACTTACACCTGTGATACAGAGCGAGCCAGGTTGTGGTAAGACATCGCTATTAAGTATGTTAGAAGAAGATTTAGGCGATGGGTATGATTACATCTATGTAGATTGCCCTGTTAAAGATATGTCAGACATAGCTATGACTATCCCTAATCACGAAACAAAATCGTTGGAAAGCTATGTGGGTAGTTTGTTTAAACTATCATCACCAAAACCTAAAGTCATATTGCTAGACGAGTTTATGAAATCACCGAAACTACTACAAGTTATATTCACAAGACTAATGCTAGAGAGATGTGTTGGCGATACCCCGTTGCCCGAAGGTAGCATAGTGTTTGCAACAAGTAACAATGCAAGCGATGGTGTGGGCGATAGTATGTTGGCTCATGCAGGCAATCGTGTTTGTATCATGCGTATGGAAAAGCCTAATGCAGATAGTTGGCTCAAGTGGGCAGGCGATAATGGTGTTCACTCGTTGATAAGAGCATGGGTTCATATGTTCCCAAGATGTTTGAATAGTTACTTAGATGATGGGCAAGCAGATAATCCCTATATCTTTAATCCAAGCAAGCCGATGTTATCGTTTGTATCACCCCGTTCATTGGCAAAATCATCAGTCATTGTGGATAACAAAGAGATACTAGGTGAGAATGCAACGATGGTCGCACTAGCAGGCACGCTTGGTCAGTCATGTGCAGGCGATATGTCAGCGTTCCTACAGATAGAAAAGTCTTTACCGAAGTTTGAAAGCATACTAGAGAAACCTACTGAGATTGCTATGCCGACAGAAGTATCAGCGTTGTTGATGTTGATGTTCCAAGCTACAGACACATTGAAAACACAAGACGAAGTTAGTAAGTTTATGAAGTTTGTAAATCGCATGGAAAGTAGTGAGTTGCAGGCAGTATTCTTTACTATGATGGTGCGTCATAAGAATGGTATGAAGTTGGTAAGAAACAACGCAGAGATTTCTAAATGGGCAGTTGATAACCATGTGTTATTTTAATAGGAGATAGTTATGAATAGCATAGACCAAAGTATGCGACTAAAGAAAGCCCATGTCGCATTGATGAAACACGCAGAAACGGCACTCTACTCGGGCATTATGTTGATGGGTAATAGTGTTGTAGTTGATGAAGAAATAACGGCATACACCGATGGGTATAACAAGAAGTATGGTAATAAATTTATATCTAAACTAACAGACCAAGAACTCAGAGCATTGGTATTGCATGAGAACCTTCATGTAGCACTAAAACATATTGGTAGGTTTAAGAATGAATTTAAAGATAACCCACACTTAATGAATGCATCAGCAGATTATGTTGTTAATGATGTAATTACACACCTTAATGATAAGTCATTATGTAAATTGCCCGATGGTGGCTTGTATCACGACAAGTTTCATAATTGGTCGGTCAAGCAAGTGTATGACTATCTCAAGAAGGAAAATAGTGAGCGTGCAAAGAACGCACAATCATTAGAAGGTGAAGGTAGTGGTGATGGAGATTCACAAGGTGGTAAGGGTAATGGTAATTCACAAGGTGGTAGGGGTATGCCTACTAAAACACTAGATGAACATGACTTTAATGCATCAGAGCAAATGACACCCGAACAAGTCGGTGAGTTATCAGATAAGATTGATAGGGCATTACGACAAGGTGGCATACTTGCAGGCAGAATGGGCAGTAAGATGCCTAGAGCCATTGAAGAATTGTTAGCACCTAAGATTGATTGGCGACATGAACTAAGAGATTTTGTTACATCATCAACCAAAGGTAGTGAAGAATTTACTTGGCGAAGATTTAACAAACGACTTATGGCTAATGATATTTATATGCCAAGCCTTGAAACTAATAGTGTTGGCGAGTTAATCATAGCGATTGATACATCGGGTTCAATAGGTAGCCTAGAACTTACTGAGTTTGCATCGGAACTGGCATCTATTTGTTCGGTGTGTTCCCCTAGTGGTGTTCGTGTTTTATGGTGGGATACAGAAGTGCATGGTGAACAGAAGTTTGAGCCTTCCCAATATGAAAACATAGCGAAACTATTAAAACCATTAGGTGGTGGTGGAACTCATGTTAGTAGTGTTAGTGATTATATAAATAAACATAAGATAGTAGCAGAAGGTGTGATTGTATTTACAGATGGGTATGTAGAGAATGATATCCAATGGAATATATCTGCACCGACTATGTGGCTTGTAACTCAGAATGAAAATCTAAAAGTGCCAAGTGGTAAGATTATTAAAAAAGGAGAATAGTATGAACAGAGAATTTAATTATCAAAGGCTATTAAAAATATCCGAAACTCAAGAGCCATATAGGGGGAGTGAAAATAGATTTCCTTTTAGTGATAGAAAATATGGGCATAAGTATTTCTTAAAAGATGTGGTTGATGGAGTGCCACAATTCAGATTATGTTATTACTATAGAAAAGACATCTCTGAACCTAATGTGTTTGGTATTGTAAGAAGTGATAACACAATAGAGTTTGATGTAGGTAGTAGGTATATGCATCAAGGATTAAGACAAATCATGTCAAGTGGATATTTTAGTGGAAACTTTAGCAGTAGTGTCAGACATGGTGGAATTATTTATAGTAAGAAAATAGATAAAGAAAATAATACATGGCGAGTCATACCAATCTTTAGGGGGTTGCGTATGAATATGGATACATTGGAGTTACATGAGAGTAGTAAATATACCTTCGTTAAGAAAACTCTTAGCCGAGAGAAATCTAAAGCGTTACTAGCTAAGTATGAAAATGCTTATAAGGTTGCAGAAGTAATGTATGTTAATTTAGAACAAGATAAGATAAGCGACATCATTAAAGAAATAGGTAGAGAATACTTCCCTAAGTATTGGGTAGAGAATGGCAATTACGGATACCTTGACATTAAAGATGGAGATAATACTAAAGAAGTTATGGATAAAGCTGATGAGATACTAGAGAGTAGCCCGTTTGACTCTTTTATACTATACATGAATGCAGTAAGTTGGTGGAGATATAGTAATAATATTAAAGAAAGTTATGATAGGGCTAAGAAAAAGATATATAAAGTATTACAAAAAAATAATGATGTGTTTAATGTTAAAGAGTTTGACTACACACAAAACATATCATCAAGTGCATGGGGTTTAGATATTAAAGTTAATAACAATTTTGTTTACAGATACTTATAGGAGATAGAAATGAAAAAAGAAATAAAAGAAGTAAATTATAAAGTAGGTGCTAAGGTTAAAGAACTAATAGCAGTATTAGAAAAAAGTGAATTAAGTTTTGGACAAGGACTAGATGCACTCGCCTTTGCCCTTGTTGTATCAGCACTTAACGCAGAGATTGATAAGGAGTCGTTCTTAAAAACAATGGGTGTTAGATATGACCACTTATCAAATTTAACAAAAGACCACGATGAAACATTTTTTGTAGATACATCTAACAACATACACTAGGAGAAAATTATGCAAGGTTATATTTATGACGCGTGCTACACTACGCAACTAGATTACGACATCAACTATAATGCCGAGAGTAAGAAACTTATTATGGAACTTAACCATAAGTATGGGCTAAAAGTATTTCAGAAGATAGAGATGCTCAAGAATAAAGGTTATGGTGATAACTATGCTTATTACTTTAAATCTGAAATTCGTGATTGGGTAGAAGGTGTTAAGAAGGGTGAGTATACTGAGATAGATGCGTTTCTTCTAACATTAGATGATGGCTTACCATATGGATTGGCTTGGGCTAGTAATGGTAAGGTGCATGGTATGACATATTACTTTTATAATCCACGCTTTTATAAAGAGAAATCACAAAACACTACTGACCATCATACTTTGCGTTCTGTTAAATTGCCACAACTTATTAAGAACATTAAATTACAGAAAGCTATACCGACTAAGGGTGATGTAATATCTGCTCAATATGTAAGAGAAGTATCAGACATGGTTGGTAATGTAGATAGAATACTTAGTGATAAAAACTATCATAAAATAGACAACGAAGAAATACATGATATGTTAAAGGTATTACTAGGGCAGACACCTATGAGTGTATTAGATGACAAAATAAAAACTAAGATGATAGAAACATTAGCAAAAATGAATGACATTGATGTAAAGGCAAATACACTTAAAGAATCGCTTACCGATGTATTAGGTAAAGAATTTCATATGCTATTGACATACGGGACAGAAGGGTATGTAGTAGGTAGAGCCAAGTTTAATTATGTTGAGAAGGGTAGGGTTGATGATGAGAAGCCAATCATATATACTAAGGAACTTAAGCGAGTAGAGTCGTTAGATGACTATGATGAGATAGATAGTATAAGACATATTCTAACCATGCAGAAACTTAAGATAGAAGAAAAAGATGAAAGAGAAAGAGAGCAGTATGTAGTTAAAGATTATTTCTATAATCGTGATGAATACTTTGAAGACATACTTGTTATTAATAAAACTAAAGACAGATGGGGTAGCAAGTTAAATTACTTTGACCATTGTGCAATCATCATTCCAAAGGGATAGTATGAATATGATAAACTTGTTTGACCTAGATGATTTACACGCACTACCACATGAAACATTAAAGAACCATCATCGCGTGCCTGTAAGATATATAAACCCAAACTACATTGTGTTTGTAGGGAATAAATTTAGGAGAACTTTTACCGAAGATACACTACCCGACAATATACTAAGTAAGCTCACAATGGCTAGAGCATCGGGTAAGAAATATCTTAATGATGAAGAAGTAAATGCAATAGATATATTTTACTATCCACACGATGATAGTATGGGTGATGTCGGTTGGAGAGTATCGGAAACAATGTATATCGTTGTTTTAGAAGAGTGCGAACTACGCTCACTACTTGGCATTGAAGATGGTATGAATAAATTAGATTGGAACGAAGAGAATGACACCCGAAGGAAGAGTAAAAGTAAAAGTAAAAAAAATCTTAGATGATATTAACGCATATCATTTCTCACCACAAACAGGGGGATACGGAAAGAGTGGTATCCCCGACATCATCGCTTGCTACAAAGGCAGGTTCATAGCAATAGAATGTAAGGCAGGCAAAGGCACACTAACTGCGTTACAAAAATACAACATAGACCAAATAATCAGTAGAAATGGCTTGGCAATAGTAATAAATGAAGGTAATATGCAAGAACTATTAACTCTAATAAAGGAGATAGAATGACAGAAAAAAGTGCATTAGAAATTCAAGTGGATGGAGACCACTACAAAAAATACAAAATTCAACCGATGGAATATATCCATGCAAACAATATTCCATTTCCCGAAGGCAACGCTATTAAATATATTACACGATGGCGCGACAAAGGTGGCTTAAAAGATATAGACAAAGCCATTCACATACTTCAAATGCTCAAAGAGTTAGAACTCAAAAACCCATCTAATTAAACTAAAGAACTGGTTTCTTATTTAAGGAGCGTGCTATGATAGACCAAGCGTTGGCTTGTTTAGCCACAACTATATTCATGGAAGCAAGGGGAGAAGGACTAGCAGGACAAATCGCAGTAGGATATGTTCTATACAGACGTGCTGATTTTAAACCCGAAAATGTTTGTATTGAAATGAGAAAGCCCTATCAGTTTTCATGGTATGGTAAACTAAAACCACCCGAGCCATCGGCTCTATACAATACTAATTACTATAAACTTGCCCGTCAAATATTAAACTTTAAAGCGAAAGATTATTCTAAAGGCGCATCACATTTTCACAATGTCGCACTTAACAACCAATGGGGAATGAAACCCCGTGTTATAATAAACAACCATGTATTTTACTAAGGACATCATATGAAAGACCCATACGCATGGGCAATCGAAGAATTCAATAGTTACGGCGAACTTGTGTGGTCAAGTATTATGCAGGCAAGACCGAAAGAACTATCATGGATAAGAGACTTGCCAACAAAAAAACATAACATAGTGATAACACCATTATATAAAGACGAAGCCAATGCTGAGAAGATTACAGGCATTAAAAGCTATAAAGAATCAACACAACGAATGATTGAAGCTAACGGAGGATTGTAATGGATAATAAATATGAAGGCACAGGGTATATTGTAATAGGGATTATATTAGGTGCATTACTTACATGGTCTATCATGGAATATAATCATATGCAAACATTAAAAAACTTTAGAAACTGCGAAACGAGAAGTTAAGTGATTGTATATCAAGTCAAAGGTTTGTTTAGTCTAAGAAAACGCGTTATTAAAATGCGAGTGTCAGACAAGAACACAAGACGATACACAAAAAGATATAGACGCATATGGTTTTGGAATGAAGAAAATTGGAATAGGAGACATGGTGATGATACCTTTTAGTCACGCAATATTAGATGACGAAGGCGAGGTTATACGCAAACATAGGTGGTCTGTCAAGGAAGCTAAGTGGTTTACAGAAAA